AGCAGTGGTATCAACGCAGAGTACTCAATCGTGTCAATCTGCGCCTGTGCCGCCTCAGTGATGCCGGCTATCTGAGCGGGTTGGTTATTCTTAATTTTATCAGCGGCGCTCTGTGCCTGCGCGACATTTAACCCGGCTCCGGTCAGTTGCGCAAATAATTGCGCTCCCTCCGGTAGAGACTTTATTCTTGAAGCAACTTCATTATCCGTAGGTGTTGTTCCCTCTCGACCGGCTTCGCCCTTCATGGTTTCGCGGGTCTTATCCATCAAGGCATCCCATTGGCCTTGATATTTTTCCTGTTGGTTGCTGGCATCCTTCACGGAATCCAATGCTGACCGATAATCGCCCTTAAGATTTATCAGCTTGGCATCGCGTTGTTTCACGATGTCGGATTGTTCCTGTGCGGCCCGTTGTAGTGGATCGTGGATGGATTCGGCTTGTGCGCCTTGAACTTGGGCAGCCAGCCCTACACGGAGTTCGTTTAGCTTCTGCCCACTCTGGCGTTCGCTTGCCAGATTTTCCAACTCCGCTGCGTCAGCCTGTTTGGTGTACTCTCCGGCAACCTTGACGTTGGAGATGCGTTCCGATTGCGATGCCACCAAAGCATTGAAACTACGCTGATCTCTGGAAGCGGCTCCATAATTACCGGAGGCCGACTCAGCCCTAGCGCGGCTTTCCAGCACTGTCGCTTCCGCACGTCTATCAAGGGGAATTCCGCCGACATCTTTGCCGATTTCACCAGCCACTTCTTCCGGCGTCTTGCCGCGCTTTCGACGTTCCAAATCTATATTGCCGGTGATGTCGGCAAGCTGCGCCTCTGTCGCCGCCGGTCCCGACGCTCTTGCTCCCCCCAATAACGCCGCCCTTGCTTGTGCTTGGTCTTCCGCCGGTAGATTCAGGCCGGGCACCCCCAGAAATGCCAGGGCTGAACCACTGGGCCGAATATCTCCATGCAAAGCCGCTACGAGCGAGGCGTTTCCCATTAACGCTGAAGAACCAAGTCCAAGACGGCCAATGTCCGGCAATGTTTCGCGCTGTTGTTTCTGAAATTCTTCATTGCGATTGTAGGCATAAGCCGCTGTAGCCACAACCGCAGCGGCCGCTCCGACCGCCAGCATTCCCGCGCCACCTACACCTGCGCCCAATCCCGCCAATCCTCTGGCTGTACCGAATGGAAGTCCGGCGCTTCTGAGCACGTCACGTAAAACTCCACTTTCCGCCCCCACCAATCCTCCTCCAGACCCGCCACCGCCGGATCGTAACGCCTGTCGCACCCTTGCGGAACTGACATTGATAACTCCAAAGGCTGCATTTTGAGCGCGGGCAATTCGCTCGGCAGACCGGGTAACCGATGAGACAACTTGGTTGCCTTCGCGCTCAACTTCTACAGGATCAAGCCCGGCGATCCTGATAGCATTCCGGCGACTTCCGCCGCTACCTCCGGCAGACCCACCACCCCGCGAAGCCGCCCCGGAAATCTTTTGCCCAATGCGTTGCGCCGTCGCGTCCAGATCGCCGGACTCGGCTATACGAACATTTATGGTCAGTTCAGGCAAGTGATTTCCTCACGGTCTTTAGTATTTTCCAGTCGCCATCCATCTGTGCTCCATACGCTTTGCCCCGGTAATAATCTTCCCCGCGATACAACAGCAACGCATCGATCACGCGCACCTCCGCCAGTCTGTTACCGGCAATGCCGCACTTGAAAAGCTCGCGTCTCAGGAAGTTTGTTTCGGCGTCGTGTCGCTTGCAGGCAACGTCACGAACAGCGTCGACAGCTTCTCGTAAACAGGCTTCAGGGATGCGTTGTCCGACGCCTTGATCCATGTTTCCAGTTGCTCCTCAAACTCTATCGGCGCGAAAACCTTTTTCAACTTGTCAAACAGCGATCGATTGCCGTCGACGTTGCCTTCCCGGCAAATCCGCAAGATCAGTTCCGTCTCGGTATCGCCGCATTCCGGGAGAAGTTTTTCCTCGATCAGCTTGCGGTTGTCAACCGACCCGGAGAGTTCGTAGAGGAACGCGCGCAGAGCCAGGTCGCGTTCGTGACGCATCTCGGCGGCGTATTCGACGGCTCTCTTTCGCAACTCCGGCGTAGCGCCGGTCAAAGCGGCTTTTTGGAAGCCAATGGTTGCGTCAAGAAACTCTTCGGCTATGCGGAGGGATTTACGGGCCAGATCGTCGGACGGGTGCAAGGTCAGTTCGCGAAGAGTTATCTTCGCGCCGTCCTTGCATGTGTACTGCACCGCCGGGGAAGCGGGTGTTGTCATGCTGCGTGACTCCTTTTCTTGGTTTTTTACGAGAACGTGATTTGACCGCCATTACCACGGATGCTGGCCTTGGCTTCTTCGCTGTAGACCGCTCCCAAACCAACCTGCCCCCAGGCCACGCTGGTGACGGCACAGTTGACGTTCGTGTTGGTCGCCAGATCGACGCCGATGAATGATACCGGTTGGTTACTGAGCCCCTTGACCTTCTGAGCTTCCAGGGGATCTTCACAGACGACTTCGATGCTGGATTCGTAGTTACCGGGCCAGTGGCGATAGGCGGCATCGTTGTCGGAACCTGTTTTCAGGAAAGTCGTGTTATCCGTCAAACGCACTTCCATGATGCTGTTGACCTGAGTGGCGTTGCTAAGGAAGGTGACGATATTGCGGATGACTCGTGTATTGACTGTGCTCATGGGGTTCTCCTGTTAAACTGTTACCTGCTCTGTCCAATGAAGGCTGTCGAGTTGTTGAACCAAAATTGCGCCACGCGATTGCAGTTCGGCGTCGATGACTGTCAGGGCGCGGGCCGATACACCAAAGAATGGACGGGCGATGGTGTTGCCTTCGCCATACTGTTGGACGCGCGCCTTGTCTTCAGAGCCAGCCACGAACACTTCGGCATCCAGTTCTCCGTAGTAATCGGCAATGCTGTTCATCAACATCCCCGTCCTGACTCGTGGAGTTTCGGGGTAGCCGCCGGCTCGTTTTATGGCAATGGTGCGAGGGGTCAAGGGTTCCACCCCCGCGAGTGACGCGCCAATCTCAGGATCGGAAGAGTCAAATTGTTCTTCGGCCAGAAAGATCGTCTTGATGTCTTCACGGATTTCCTTCGTGGCGACCTTGAGAAATTCATGCTCAAACGTGTTGAGTATTTGTCGGGCTTCGCTCAATTTTGGCTCCAGGCATCCGTGGCGGACAGGACCATGAGGGTTTCAAATGCCATGACTTCACGGCCCTGCGCGATTGCGGCAAAGGTAGAGGTATCAGACCCCCGGTAATTGATCGATCCGACCAGTCCGCCAAGGGTGTTGCGGTTCAAGGCGTTTTTCACGTAACTTTTCAGACTGACAAGTTCCGTGTCCATCGTTGGCTGGGTCGTCTGCGCGCCCGCAATGTCCACACCGAACACAAAATTGATCTTGGAACGATCAGGAGAACGCAACTTGGATTCACGGTCGAGGATGCGATAAACTCCCGCCGCCGGCAAAACCGAAGCGTCAAGGGATCGAGTGACGATGCGACCGCGATACACGGTCTTGAACAAGGGCGACCCTGTTACTGTTATTCCCTGCAATGTCGTTACGAGCGCTTTCATCACTAACTCTTCAATCGGATCGCTCATTGCTGTTGATACTGACTCAGGTCTTTACCCAGTACGTTCATTCTATTGGCGACCGGTGCCGTGAACCTGGTTGGCAACTGGACCAACTGTTTCTGGACTTCCGCCAGACGGTCGTCCACCCATTTCATCAACTGTTCGCCGTGCCGACGTTCTCCATCCTGACCCAGTTGAATCGTCAGGTATTTGTCGGCGTCGCTCGGCAAAGCCAGTTTGCCGTGAATACAACGCCGAATCGTCTCCAACTGCGTTCGTTCATCAACAAGTGCCTGGCGACGATTTGAGATTTCTCCTGTCGCCATGTTCGTTTACCAAAGAACGGGGTTACTGACCGTACGCCTCAAAGTACAGGCCGCCATTGGAAGAGTTCGTGGCCGCGCTGCCAGCGGCGGGAGTGCCGGCCACCAGGGATAGCGCGTTCAATGTTCCATTCGGCATGAATCCATGGCTTCCGCCCCATGTTTTGGAGTAACCAGTCGGCAATTGAATCCAGTTGTTGGTTTGCGATCCCATATTGCTCGATACCTGTGAGGTGGAATTGACCCACGCCATTATAATCGTGTTGGTCGATACGTTGGTTACCGTCAACTCAAACAACTGCGTCGGAGGGAGCGCTGAGGTAACCGAGGTGTAAACCAGTGATGGCAACACGGAATAGAGGTTGGTTCCCCAGGGAGTTCCCGTGGTCGGCGCCGTCAAGCAGTTCGTACCGCCCTGCGGATAGGTGGTCGTGACCTTGAAGACCACCGTGCTATAGGAAACCGATGTCTGACCGGCAAACGGATTGGCAATGATGGCCGATGACTGAAGCGTATTGCTGCCAATAGGCCAGCAGTCAAGATTCGTGTAGATAAGCGTGCTGGCCAGTTGCGGCCAGTTCGCCACCTGCGCCTGTACCATCGAGGTGACAGCCAGCACAGCCGCTACCGCTGTAATTCTCAGGAAGTTTTTCATTTTGCTTTTCATTTCTCCGTATGGATTGTTCCTAGTTCAAAATTACAGCGTTACACGGGCGTGCATTTGACCACGTAGCGATAGTCACGCGGCACAACGTCTTCTTTGTACGACACCTTGACGCCCGCGATGACATCGGCGCTGACTGCTTGCACTTCCGCTTGAGGAACCTGCACGGCCTCGAACGGGATTACCCGTTTGTCAACGTACTGGCGTTGGAATCCAGTTGCGCCCGCGATGTACCAGGTGCCGATAGGATCGCCACCCGCTTGGGCCGTGTTGGCCTGAATCGTTGAGAGCGAAGAACTCATGTAAATCGTGGTGCCCGCAAACGGGTTGCCGCCTTCGACAATGTGTTCTTGCGCTTCGGTGCGAAGCTGGGTGCCCGTCGCGTTGAAGATGTGCCACGCCGCAAACTCCAGCGTGTCGGGGATGAGTACCACCAGGGGACGCTGGCCATTGGCGAACAAACGATTCCCGTTTTCGTCAATCTGCGCCTTGAGAAGATCCACGGCTTTTTCGACGTTCTGGTAGTTACCCAGCGGATTGCCCTTGATCAAATTCAGACCCGCTTGGAATATGTTGGTCTGACTGTAGGTCGGGGTGGTCGTGTTCGACCCCGCCGTCATGGGCAGATATTGCTGCCAGCTGCGGGATGCCGCTGTGCCGGGAGCCGTATAGGCCGATTGGTCGGTGATGACCAGGAGTTTGCGAATGTCGCGATAAACCCGGATTTGTTCCGCAATCGAGTTGGCACGCATGATGACCATGCCCTTCTGATCGTAGAGATATTCTTCGCGGGTGATAATGACGCGGCCCCACAACTTCAGGATGTTGTGATCCAGACAGCCTTTGCTGCCGATGCTGATAACGGGAGCGAGATCGCCTTCCGTTACCTGTTCGCCAAGACCCGTGGGGGCCGTGTAACCCGGAATGACTTCCTGACGAAGCTGGGAATCGTACTTGTAAGTGATATCGTCGGCCACCAGATTCTTGCCGGCGACTTCGTAGGCATCGATCAGGATGGCGGCAAGCAATGCCGTATTGATCCCCAGAAAACCACTGGAATCAACATCGAGATTGGCTTCGGCCACGTCCCGGACGTTGTGCATGTCCGTGCCGTAGCACATCCGGTAAATCTGGCGGAACGACGCGGACTCGATAAACTCGCGACGGAGCTTCTTCACTTCCTCATCGTTGCGATGCTGGTAACTCCAGCGACCGGCTTCTCCCAGACTCTCGCTGGCCGGTGACAAGACCGCCATGCCCATGGGTGTGTCCTGGAACCGGCGGAAAGCCGAGACGCGCTGGGCTGGTGTCGTGGCGCCCTTGTACCCGCAAGACTCCATGACCGCGATCATGCCGCGCATACGACCTACTTCAACATTTTCCCGGGTCTGTCCACCACCAGCACCAGAGACGGTGGGTGTCCGCTTCGCGAGAAAAGACTTTTGCTCGTCGATCAACTTGTCCATGGCATCGGCGGATTCGCAGAGGGAGAGCTGCGTAATCAAGGCCGAGGTCGTGTCTTCCGTCGCCAGTTTCTTCTCGGCCAGGCGAGACTGGACCAACTGGGTACGCTTGATCGTCGCGGCTTCCGCCAGGGCTTCCTTGCCGGCTTTCAATCCGGGTTCGATGTCCTTCAAAAGCGAGGTCTTCAATTTTTCGTCGCGACCTGACAGTGCGGCTTCGAGGGCGTCGGCAATAAGTTTCTTGATTTGCTCGGGATCCATGGTGTTCTCCAGTTTTCTATGTTCAGCAGCGGATTCGGTTATGTCGCCGGTGGCGCCGCTGGCTTCCACCAAGTCAAATGATACATTTCGTTTTTCGGAAGGGTCCACCCGGTGTACCACGTCAACACCACTGCGGGCGTCAAATCTTCCAAGGGGTCGCGGTACGAATGCCGAGAACCCGAACTTGTGCGCGGCTTCCTTGGCGATCTCGTAATTGCTGGCCTTGTCTTTGCCAACAAACTTGATGTCACCGCGAAGAAGGGGTGCCGTGCCGGTCTTGTCAATCCATGTGGAGCTTTCCAAAACCTTGTGCGTGGCCTTACTGGTCGGACGCATCTGCTTGGCGCCGTTGGGACCGTCAGGATGCGAGTCCCAACCCATCGCGCCGTCAGCCGCTTCCATGAGAGATTCGTGAAAGCCTGGCGCGTAATGCGTACCCCGGTTCGAGATGTAATGGCCGGATTCAGCGTCAAACGGGGGGCCAAAAAGGGCGGCGTTCTCGATCACGAACTTTTCGTCGTGAAACTTCGTGACGCCATCGGCCAGCCGAATGGACTCGGTGACGGTCTTGAGCGGGGTGAAATCGCCAGCGGACTCCATGATGGCCGGGAGTCGACGAATACGGTTTTTGCGCGATGGCATCCTACCGTATGGCGCTTTTACGGTGGACGGGTTACAAAAACACGGTCAAATCAGGCGTCTTCAATGCTGCGTAACATACGATGGACAAGCACCCGGGCCGCTCCATTGGAGATTTTGCGGTTTGTTACGCTGGAAACAAATTGTAAGGCTTGGGCGTAAGACTCGCCCTTGATGATTACACGAGCAAAAATTGTCATGGCTACCGGGTTTTCAGCAGCGGCTTCACAGATTGCCCTAGCCCGTTTCTGAATCTGGCTGGGGCCCGGCAGTTGCGCCTCCTGCCACGCGCTCACCTGTGCCTTGTCTTCAACGTGTTGCAAGGTTGAAAGCAGGTGATTTTCAGGTACTACAAGGTGGTGTCCCATATTTCTCCAAAAGCCGTTGATCCTCGTGACTTCCCAGCCGCCCCGCAACGATGTACGGGCGGCGTTCGATGTACCGACCGGCCCTTCTAAGGTATTCCGCCTGATCCATGATGGCGATGTGTTCCCTCACGCACTGACCCCTGATTTCCCATTCAACTTCACGGGCGGATACGCTCACGGTGAATCCCGGTACACTGGCGTAAGATAACAAAGACAGTTCGGGTGCGGCGGAAGTTCATCCAAGGTTGAATCGTCTTTATCGTGGTAGCCAGCAAAGTCGTCACATTCGTCCAAACGAGGGTGGGCGGCTGACAGGTTCCACGTAAACCCAACAACTTCTGGCATGGTATCAGCCACCACTCGCGCGGCCTCCACAAAAACACCGTTGATCTGTGTGCTGGATTCACCGGCAATCTTCGTTCCAAGTGATCGATAGGCGGCTTCAATCTCGTCGGCGGCGTAACGAACCGATTTTCCGGCCAATGTAGCACGACTGATGGCACCCTCGGCGTTTTGCGTTGTCTGCGAGATGGCAGTCGAGATAACGTCAGTTACGGGCACACCGAGGGCGCCAAGGGCTAAAATTGATGCGGCGGCATTGTGGGCGGATTTTACCTGTGTAGCATGTGGCTTGCCTGTTATGAGTTGTGTTCCCAAATCCGCCGCATCACTGAATCTTTGGATAATGAGTTCCGATAACACACCGTCCAGGGAAGCTCCCTGTGCGGCGATCAGGTTCTTGGCTTGATACAATCTGGCGGTGCTGATTACGCCATCTTCGCCCGATAAGTGCAGGAGTGCGCCGACAATGGCTTTGGCGTCACGGTCTACCGCGTGGACGATCTTGAGCGAGAGGGCGGAGAGGATGACAAGAAGTTCACGGCGACGTTTTTGCTGGTCTTCGTCGCTGACACGAACGCGATATACTGGGGCAGTCTCCATGTCAGGCTGAATTCCCCACACGGTTATCGGGTTCGGCCTGAACCCACCGATAGCCACGCACTTCCCAATTAACACGAGCAATGTTCTCGCTGTGAATTAGAGGCGTTACGGTGTCTCCTAAAAACTTGTCGCTTATAGCCAGTCCGATTGCGTTGCGAACAGTATCGGCCTGTTCGGTTGTTCCATCAACCGTGAGGCTGATTTCCAAATAACGCTTTTCAATCATGTCGCTGACCGCTCTTGATGGAATATTTTGTTTTCGTTACAATTACTCCGAACCGTATTAAGCATCAGCCTACACTGGCCGCCCGCCACTCGGTTTCGAGCGGTGAGTCTGCAACCAACCTTGCGGCAGGCTTTGAGATGCCATCCCTCCGGGGAGAGATAAGGCCTCTCAATCGGCACGTTGCAGACCTCGCAATTCACTGCGCCTCTATGAAATCCAGATAAAACTTTTGACCCGTCACGAATGAGTCCAATAACGCCGGATTCTGAATGTGCATGGTTAGGTCTGCACATGGAGTCCATCGAGCAAAATCGTTATCCTCACTTTTGCCATCTGGATCGAATGGCTTATCCGTAACCGCACTCATTTTCAAAGTGAGTTGCCCTTGGTTTTTCACTGCATCCGTCACGCGAAATTTAGCCCTCATTGTTGCCATAATAAGTTTTCTCGCTCCTGTTTGGTTATGACTTCGTCCCGGCGTGTCTGTAAATGGCTTTTCCATCCGACCGCCCGCTCTTGCCAACCTGATGTGGTTCCTTCCCGTTACCATTCCCGCCCATGGCCGCAAGTTCCGCCGTGGCGCTCCGGTCGTCTTCGGGGTGATCCAGCTTCTCGATCATCACCCGGTCTTCCATGTCATCGGCATCAATGCCAAGCTGGATACGGGCTTCGCGTTTGTCGATGATGCCGACACTGAGTTGAGCCATAAGTGAGTCGGTCAGGGCTTTCACGTCGCGGACTCGCAACTCAGGGAATTCGCAATCGAACCCGGTATTGCGAGGGACCGCCCGCTGGCCTTTGCTGCGAATGTTATTTCCGACAGGTCCGCTGATCTCATCAAATTTCTCGAAGCTGGTTGCTGACAACATGCCCGCATTGATCGCGCTCTTGATTCTCCGTTCACCGATGCGATTGAAGGTATTGAGCGCAAACCAATACGCCCATGTCTGGAATGTAAGGATTTCTCCAAAAGAATTCTCCCGCGCGGATGCTTGCGTTTCCTGACTCGTATCTCCCCACGCGGATGCCAGCGTGAGTCCGAGCGACCTGGCCATTGGGTAACAGTGGGCCAAAATGTCCGAGTAGGCATCGGCCGCTTGAAGATTTGGCGTGGCGTACTGTCTCTTGAGGTTGTTGAACGTACCGGTTGACCCGTGCTCGTCGTTGTACGTTCGACCGGTGTTCACTCCCTGATTCCCGGACGAATCGTCTCCAATGGTTTTGCCGGATGTCATGTCGGTAACAACATTCGGTTCCTGACCGTTCTGCAACTCATCCCAATAGGCTACCACGGTGCGAAGCAGGTGCATGTCATTGCGGCTCTGCAAAATCTTGTTGAGTTGCAAAAGAGGTTTCGTGACAGACAACAAAATCGACCTGCCCCGTTTCATCCGTCGCGAACCGATCTTGCTGTGGATGACTTCCTGCGCGTCGATCCCTTGCATGACGCCGGTGCGGTTGGGGTCATACCAGTAAGTAGTGGGTCGCTGAATATCTTCAGGGTCAGTCTGGATGCCGAAAGAGGCATAGACGTTCGGCGTCCATTCCTTCACTCGAAACGGCCATTGCCTGCCGGGATTATATAACCAAACCGGATTCATACTGCGATACGCCTTGGAACCGTCGTAGCGGTTGGTAAACTCGTGCTCGAACTCTTCCCCAAAAATCAGGGTGTCTCTTACGAGGTCTTGGGCGAAGGTGGGGAAGGGATAGGGCGGGACCGATAGTGGGCCGTCAGTTGGGCCGGCCATGCTCTTGGCTTGCTCATCCCAAACGTCCTGAGTCTTTTCGTCGTGATCCCTGGACTTCATCTGGAACTTGTCGCCAACAATGTGGTTGACGAAAAGCTCGATCCATCCGTGAGCGAGCGGGTCTTGCACCCACATTTTGTACCATCGACGTTGGACTTCCCGGAAACTGGCTTCATCAATCGCGTCATCGGTGCCGTAGGCGATGAGGTCAAAGAGCGGGCCGGAATCGTCGTCAATAAGCGGGCCGGTTCCTATTTGCTGGTAAGAGCCGGAATCTTCCTGGGTTGCACCGCGACGTTTGAGGAGTTCGTTTACCTGCCCGATTTGGGCTCGACGAAACTTAATGCGTTCCGTCTGCAATTCAGTTTGGCGGGCCTGTAATTCCAGTTCCCGCAACCCACGAAAATACTTTGGTCTGAGCAGTTCAGGCAGCCCCACATTTACTCCTTGGCGGTATCTGTATATCAGAAAGCGCGACAGGTCAACGTAAATTTAGCACTTCTTGGCTGAGGCGCTTGGCTGCTATCTCCGCGTACTTCTCTTCAATTTCAATACCAATACTTTTTCTCTGCAAATCCTTCGCAGCTCGTAGTGTTGTCCCGCTGCCCATGAAGGGGTCGAGGATGGTTCCCTGCGGCGTCCAGCGCAAATTAAGAACCCACGTCCAAAGCTCTGCAGGCTTTTGGGTTGGGTGTTCAAGAACATCGTTGCCATCCCGCAGCATACCGTTCCACATGAATCTGAATCGCCGCACGCCTTTGACAAAGTTTGTCCAAGCAAGTTCGCACGTCGCTTGGTCTAAATCATCGGGGCGTTCCTTGTCCCATACCAACCAACCAGACTTTTCTGGGAGTCTTCTGCAATAATAGTTTCCGCCCCAAAGACACATCGGCAAATTCAATGCTAGTAAGAATGCAGGATCGAATGGCTCGTTATCCGCATGGACTGGTGGGTAGTCGGTGCAGGCCGCAAGTTTTCCACGTCCACGCGACTTGTAATCAGTAGGATGGTTAATTCCATACGGCGGGTCAGTCAGCAGCAAATCGCACTTGGGCAACGACGGAAGAATCTCTCGGCAATCGCCATGATAAATCGTCGCGTAGTCATCGGAATAATATGGCTTCATCGTCTTTTTCTTCCCAAGCTGTCGACGCCCATTCTATTGTGTAGCAGTGACCGTTCAATCTCACGTGGATCGAGTTGGCCGCTGCGGACAATTACCGTTCCCCGATGGAACGCCAAAGCATTGTATCCAAGGCTCATGCTGTCAACCCGGTTGTCGGGTACTCCGTGCGTCCCGAACAAAACGATTTCCTGTAAACAGGGATCAATCCACGTCTGACCCCTTTTTGCCCAAAATTTTATCTGACCGACTTGAGCGCTTGAAGACATGGCCAATTGCCGTTCCACTTTGGATTTCTGCGAGCCCTGTAGTCGATACCAATGTCCGGCGAATCGCTTGTGACGGGTTTCCTCTCGGGCGATACCGGCTTCGCCCGGCGGCTTCTCTTCGATGGTAAGCGTCCGCATTTCCGCTTCATCAGTTATCATCGCGCGTTCGATGCGGTTCTCCGTCTCACCCGGCGTGGCTCGGAAGTATATCTGGTCCTTGACGTAGAAAATCCCTTCCTTGCTTCGCGTCCACAGGGTTCCCACGGATGGATCAGAGTCGCGACCGTCGGCGCGTTTGATTCCACCCCCAATATCCCATGAACGAACTTGAAACTCCGTCTTGGGCAATAGAACGACTTTCTCGAACCAATCTTTCTCAAACCATCCCCCAGACCCTTCCGCGTCCCAATCACCCTCAAGCATCTGTTTGCGTAAAACAGGATCACGAATCGCTTCGAGTTGCACCTGATACGATGTGCGGTCAATAAACGGGTTATCGGCCAATGATGACGGGATGAAAGCGCACTGAGGATTGCCGGAAAGTATGAATCGTTCTTTCACCCACTGATGCCCCAGGTTTCCAGGATTACTTGCCGAACGCACCTGCAATGGCACATCCAGTCCCTCGCGGCGGCGTAACCGAGTCAGGATGTAATCGTAAATCGTGTCGGTGAACTGGGTCAATTCATCAAACCCGATCCGCTGATATTCGTCGCCCTGATAGTTGTACTTGTCGCCCTCGTGTTCGCAGTGACCGAATTGCAGGGTTCCGCCGCCGGGCATCGTGAACAGTCGCTTCTGTTCGTTCCAGCAATCTTTCCATGGAGCAAGCCACGAACGGGCGATGTCAATGAGGCCTCCGGCCTTGGAAAGTTGCGGCCATGTTCGACGCAGACAGAAGGGTGGCAGAGCCGGGTACATCGAGGTATTGGCAGGCCCACATGACCAGACCGGCGCTTTTGCCTCCGCCGGGCCGGCCACCGAATAACAGTTCCTTCCCCCCGTAACAGAGAAGCGCCAACTGTTGAATGTTGCACTGACCAGTCTGAACATCCTTGAACCAGTGGGTATTGTATTTTGACCGTCGAGGATTGGGTTGATTAGACCCGACTCGATTCGCTGTCGTATCTCGGCTTCGGTTATCTCGGTGGCGACGGGCTCGGACATGGAGTCAGTATATCACAAAGCTTTCCACATCGCATCACAGGTAGGACACCAGACAATTTTACTCTCGTCACATTCTTTAAGTATCGGATCTTTGGGCGTTCTCGGCTTGCCACAAAGTCCCTCAGCGTCATTAACACTTAAGATGATGTGAACGTATTTATCATCGTCGAGGTCGATGCTCATTTTCAGAGGTCGATCTATGGTTCTCGTGTTCACACCAACCCCACCAGCGGCATCCCGCCCTTGAAATTATACGACCCCATGTGATTCAGTTTCCCGACCGGAAGAGCATACGTCCTGCCGCCGCAAAGCCTCCACCTGTGCATTATCGCAAAGTCGCACGTCAGATGTTTTTCGGCCACGACCATCTCATTAAAATGACCGTAGTACCAGTCTTTCAACTCGGGATCAAACGGGTTGTTCATCTTGGGACTCATGCCACATTCAATCATCCGTTGGAACGCCGCGCGTTTGACCATCAAAAAGCCCCCCCGCATTCATTGATTTCAATCCCCCCGTTACATCGCTCCGGTTTTTCGGCATGTTGACCACATAATCGAGACTGTGGGCTTCGAGTTCTTCGGCCAAATCTTCAGGCTTCATGTTCTGCAATCTTTTTTCGTGTTCCTGACGTACAAAAAACACTTGGTCCAGTTGATGCCCTTGTAGGGTAGATGACGCATTACGATATGCCCAGATTCATGGCCAACATTTTGACGACGTCCATCGGGATCGTATTCTATGTCGGCGTCCCGTGATAGAAAGTGCGTGTAGCCGTCTCTCAGGCAGGTTGCAGCCATTGAGATTGCTTCCGCGAGGTACGCAGGATTCGTTTCCAAAATCCCCCAGCGCCCCCGGTATCCGTAACTGACACAGCAGATCCATCAGCTTGTGGTCGGACTTGCTCGTGGTGAACCGGAGATTGTTGTCCTGACAGGGACCGCCGACGAGTAGCTTGCACTTCTGTAGCTCTTCCTTTTTGATGTGCCAGTCATAGGGCGTCTTGCCAACGGTGAAGAGCGGTTGGGATTCAGTAATGGGGGTCATGGGTTTTTACGGTGGGGCTTTTTAGGATTAGTCTTAGGAGTTTCAAGGGAAACCCATAAACAAAGTGCCACTGGTATTAAAGCTAAAAACGCTTGGACGTATTCATTTTGAAGAATCATTTTCATCTGTGAACCTCTCGGGATGTTCATACATCTCATTAAGAAGCCGCAAGTTTGTTTTCCGTTCGCCCGTTAAGAACCTCCAATATAAACGGTTCAAGGCTTCGTAGACGCAGATCGCCAAAAACATCGCTAGAACTCTAAGCACAAAATCCTTCATGGCCAATCTCCGTCACACATTGATGTTGTGACAAATGCCTGAATTGGAATTGATGCCAGCACCGCTTGATTAACAGTAGCACACCAAATTCTTCGTCGTTCTTTTCTTATTCGTTTATTGCGACGATGCCATCGTTTGGAGCCGATTCTCATCTTATTGGCATGGCTCCCAACATATCGGTGAAATTAAATTTGAGACTGAGAATGTATTTACCACCTTTCACCTTTACCAGTTAAACATTCGTTAGGTAGAACTGGCTGCTAACTTTTGCATGTCTCATAAAAAAGTCGTGAGTATTAAGAGCCGATTCTTTGCATCTGAATTCCAGATTATGCGAAACCTGAACCGGAGATGGCATTCTCGGTGGAGCGGCCTTCGGCAACTCAAATTCGTTGGCTTGAAAAATCTCGATTTCTTCAGGCTCAACCTTTTTTGCGTTTTTATTCATTTTTCTCCCCACTCAAAATGATTTACCACCCTCGGATCGCCTTGGCAAGTTAATGGCAAAATTTCCACACTCTCCGGCTTGTGCCACTGAATTGTTTTCCAATAACTTAACAATGTTGCCTCACGCAGCACATCCTTGGCTTCCTGCTCTGTGTTGGCCGCCACAATCGCCTGTCCACAGCAATACTCTCCTAATGCAACAATGGCATACACCTTCATACCTTCTCCACCAACCAACAATCCTGTTCTAAGAACAGCGTCAGTTTATCCAGTTTATGTTCCATGACAAATTCCGATACGGCCATGGCGACGCCCGTATTGGCCGATCCGTCCCGTTTCTTGTCGTAAAAATAGTCGTGTCCCGCCAGATGACAACCCGGCTTTACCTTGGGCCACCAAGCGGCTAAATCGGCCTTGACGGATTCGTAGTCGTGGCCGGCATCGATGAAAACGAAGTCGGCGCTTTCTTCGTGGAATTCCTGCGCGGCCTCCAGCGATGTCTGGCGGTGTGGTACGATGAAGTTTTTCACCGGGTCAATGTTCTCCAGAAACTTCTCGTACTGCTTTCCACCCCGGACCACCGGGTAAAGGCCGTAGTCGGCGCCGCGTCCGTCGAAGGGGTCGACACAATGCAGGTAAATCTGTTTGCCGCTGGCCATGATTGCTTCGGCCATGAACACCGAGGATCGACCAAGCCAGCAACCCACTTCGACAAATCCCGCACCGTCTTTGGCCTTGGCGACTTCGGCGGTGTAGAGGTTCTCGAACGACATCCAACCTTGAACGGATTCGTAGAGGTGCGGCCTCAATTAAACTCCTTGGACAAATCCCGAATCATTTCAATTACACTCACAGCCATTTCCTCAGTGGCCATCTCGAAATCATAGCGCATGTCGCCAACTTTTATCACGACCAGTTTCTTGTATCGCCGCGACCAAGTAATGTCTTCGGGACGAATCCGTATCGGCTGAGGCATCCCCATGAAGCTCACTTCAATGGTGGAAGAAATATTGCTATTGGGTTTTGTCAGCACAACCCCTTCATCTTCCTGTTTCAGCTTCCACGTCACTTCCCCAACTCCTTCCTAATCAAACAAGCCGTCCGATGGGCTTCTGCGATACATTCCATGTTCAAGGTCAACTGTACCCCGATGGTCCAGATAATGACGTTCTTGCCATGGCGTCGTACCCCGAGGATTGAGCCGGGCGGGAAGTGCATCGGATTTTCGCCCTTTATGATTTCCACGGTTATACCGTCACCGTTGACGACTTCCAGTTTCATCGGTGATGATCCTGCCGTGGCGTACTGGGCGGAGAAGTTTTATCGCGATCGGGACTGACCTGCGCAATGTGCCGATGAACACTCACGTTTGTCACTGACCGAATTACGTTCGTGTTCTGCAACGGTATCCTGTCCAGCGGTCGCTTCGGTTTCCGACAGGCCCTCACCGCCATGTAGATTGCCGTCAGGACAATGGCTAGCAGTAGGGCGAAGATCATGGGAGCACCGTACCTTTCGGAATCGGCTCTTTTGTTTTGGAGAAAACGTCTGCCAGAACACGGTTGACGTACTTTGATTCCGTGGTGTCGAGCCATTGCGATTGTTCCCGCACCAACTCCCAAATGCCATCGGTTAACTGTATCCTCTTGAACTTTGCTTTAGCTGCCATGTGTCCACATATACCCTGTCTCCCCAAATCGTGTCAAATAGTATTTGACTATTTTTTCCAGCTGTGTCAGGGTGCGGTCATGCCAAGGAAATGGACGCACTGCGAACACGGCAAACGGTCGGGTCGTGTATGCCAATCGTGCTGGGATGCTCACCTTCCAAAATCGATCCCCATCGCGCGGTTTTCGTCCCTCATGTCCCTGCACAAACCCGCCGTCGACCGTCGCGACCATGAATGGGAAGCCCGTGCGCGCGTGATGCCGCCGGTTGACAAGCATCTGAAAAAGATCGAGCCGGGGCCGGTCGCTCCTGAAGACATTCCCCCGGTGTTTTTGTGAACCACTCCCAGATCGCCACCAAATTTGACGTTACACTGGACGAACGGGGCGTCGGTCACATTACGTACTCGAATCATTTGGGTTCCGGGTATCTCGGTGGACCATACCTGAAACAGTACAGCGGTGAACCAGCGGAAATGAAACGCCTGGCGAATCGGTTGCAGAAGGATTATGACAGGGAGAGAGAAACATGACGGACCCAATCATTGAGGAATTGGAAGCCGTCTATCAGTTCTACGGCGTCAACCTCGTCACCCGCGACCAGTTCATTGCCCGGGGATTCGTTGACCCTCAAACTCTCGTCCATCGCAAGCTTCTCCGGCCCAGTTGCAAAAACGGGTTTACTCGCGGCTGGACCAAGTTCAAACATGCCCATCATCCCTGCAAGCCGAAGTATGAGAGATGAGTGCAAAACCAACCCATAAACAAGAAGGCCCGAGATCCTTCGATCCCGAGCCTTCCTTGCACGCGCCTTAGAGTCTTTGAAGCGGTCGAACTTGCCCATGTAGTATCAGTCACACCACAAAAGTAAGACTCGGTTCTGTTCTGACTTTTATCCAGCCCGTGACAAAGGTACATATTCATTGGGCTTTTTGAGTGGAAAATCAGGTACGCCACCATCTCAAATTCCTGTTCTGGAAGTGTTCCACTGAATACCTATTCAGCGCAAAACCCAATAGAATCAACGGTTTGATGCTTGTCGGAAGGGTGAAAACTGGTCAAGGTGTGACAGTGGGCGCCGTTTCGTCGAAGATCGGGACTGGTTCGGCCTCAACCTCTACCGTTTGCTTGGTCGTCGTCTTCGTCGGCCCAATCAATAACCCTATGGCCTTGCTCAACTCCGTCGCTGCGATGGCATTGGCCGTAGCAGTCAAAACCGTGTTCGCATCGGTCCGTTGCACGATTTCATGAGGTTTCTCTCTGTAGGCTGGGTGTCGATGTCTTAAGAAGTGCAGACGCGACAGTGTATCCTTGCCCATGGCCGATTCTAGGTGGTGTGCTTCTACAATGGGTACCGCACGTTCAATGGTGTCGTCCCAATATGGCCTGAATCGGGGATCGCGTATCCAGGTGAATGCTGTCAGTACTCTGCGTTGATACCACTGCTT